CTATGAGGCATTAGTGAATGAAATACTTGCTCATAATAATGAAAAGATTGCCAGAGCTATAGGCCGGGTCAATCAAAAGAAATACCAGACAAATGTAAAAAAATTAAGTCCTTCAAGACAGCAATTGATAAAACTTCCGGATCTCGAAAAAGTATTACCAAAACGATCCGTATTCATAATCAAGGGAGCTGAACAGGGAAGTTTTATGTCAGATACTTTAAGAAGCAGGCTTGAAAAAAATCTACGCTCCAATATAGAAGCCTTTCAGAAAGCCGGTAAGCTGGAAACGCGAACCGGGAAAATAAACCCGGAATTGATTAAGAGTTTTCAAAGTGATATAAAAAACACTTTTGAATCGTATACTAAGCGCGATAAAAAAACCGGGGTGCCTCCGCAGATACGAAACATAGCAGTAACGGAAATACGAAGCACGATAGCAATGGTAAAAGATAATTATAACCGAGAAGTATTAAAAAAGAATCCGGGTGCTATAATTGAAAAAGAATGGGTACATAACAGAATGCTGTCAAAAGTTCCGCGAAAATCACATATGGCTATGAACGGGAAAAGAGTATTGATAAACGAAAAGTTTCAGGTAAAGAGAGAAGGCTCTAATATAATTGATATTATGGACAGGCCGCACGATCCGAATGCCGTTCCGGAGCAGGTAATAGGCTGTTCATGTGATTGTAAATACAGAACGGTTATAATTAAGGAATTATAATATGCGTTGCATTAAAAATAAAAATATGCTAAAAAGGAATTAGTTATGAGTAAAGAAGGCCGTAAAATATCATTCTGGTTTACTCCTTACAAAGAGGATGAAGGACTCCATATCATCGAAAAAGAAAGCGATGAAGGTATAAAGAGACGATACCTTAAAGGAATTACATCTGGAATCAGAATGGACGGACACGGCGAACGCATGACAGAAGAATGCATAAAGGGAATGCAGGAACAGGCGAACAACGGCGAAATACTTTTATATGAAAGTCCTCACGGTGTCAATTTCATGAATGACATTGGACGGCTTGATAAATCAGAAGTACTTCCAAACGGTGATTGGCTTACCATGTACCGCCTGTATGATGAGATGGATGGCTTTGAGCCTGGGAGCAGGACGCTTGAACAGGCTGATAAATTATGGAGACAGTTAAACGGAATAGCTCCATACGAAAAGAAAAAACAAATCGGGTTTTCTATCGAGGGAACGATCCCGGATGAAGGAATACTCGAAATGGATGAAGCTACAGGCGTGAGAACAAGAATAAACGCCGTAGATTTAGACGGCGTAATTGTAACGCCTAAACCTTCCTATAGAACGAGCGTTGCAGCAGCAGTGAGAAAAGCTCTTGATGAATTATCTCCTGAATCTAAACAAAATGTAGGTGATAGAATAAGAAATAGATTCCAAGAGATGATTGATGACGAGGAAGCAAAACAAACGTATTACTCCAAAAAATGGAAATTGGAAGATGCGAAAGATGAATCCATCGAAGATATTGTCAAAAAAGGGATTCAGGTAAGAGACAGACTTGAAACATTATTTTCCGAATACAGTAAAATGATGATTCAGCTTATTCTCGAAAATGAAAAAGCCTGGAAAAAAGAGGAAACAGAAGAAGAAGCTGTAAGCCTTGTAAAATCTAAGCGATTGCATTTTTTAAAAAGCATCGAAAAACAGTTGGCAGAATTTAACCGGGTAATAAAAGACCGGTCTGTCAAAAAATCCAAACAAGGAGTAAAGAAAAATGGAAGCAAACGCAACAATAGCAAACGAGTTAAGTTCGGAAGAAAATACAATACTTGAAAATGTCTTATCACTTCTACAGCAGTTAATGTCTATGCAGGGCGGTGCTGAAGCCACAGAAGCACCGGCAGCCGTAGCGGAAGCCGAAGACATGCCGGATGTAGAAGATGAAAAGGACGTTGAAAAAGCAGCAGACGGAGAAACAGGAATGTCCGACGCTGACGAAAGACTAGACGAACAGACGGAAATTACTGACGCAAGTTTAAGCGATGTAGGAAAAACGCTTAAAGCTTTAATGGCTAAAATACAGGGTTCTAAAACGGTTACAAAGAGTCAGCCGGTTAAGAAAAAAGATCCCTATCTTGAGCCGTTAACCATGATTGCGAAGTCGATAAAAACTGTAATTGACAGGCAGAATATACAAGAGGAAACAATGGCAAATATGTTTAAGGCCATTGGATTTACGGACGATGTAATCAATAAAAATCTTGAAACTGAAAAGCCTAAAGACAAACCAATACAGAATCAAAATCCTCAGCAGATTGCTAAAGAAATAATCGCAGAGGTATTTAAATCGGCTCCGGGCATGATTAAGAATGAGGACGCAGTAAGTCCCATGGCAAATAATTTCCAGAACAGGGAAAAAGTCAGCAAGTCTCAGCGAAACATTCTAAATCATATACACTACAACAAATAGGAGTAAAACAATGAGTTTATATAATTATAATAGATTATTTCAGACTCCTGCCGGAAAAGAGTTAATCAGGAAAGCATTTACAACCGGGTCAACTTCGGGTGGCCCGCTTATTAGAGAATATCTGGATACAGAGATCACTAATGAGATAGTAAGGCTTGTACCAGAATTGTCCGTACCTGAATTCAAATTCGGAGCGCAGAAAACACACGAATTCAACAGAATAACCGCGCTTCCTGATGCTGGATCAGCCATGGGTGAAAATTCAACAACTCCGACAAGGCAGAGTTCAATGGAAAGGGCAACAGTCGATCTTAAGATTATGAAACGAAAAGGATCCATTACCGGATTTTTGGAAGCAGCGGCCGCAGATGATTATGATGCGCAGGAAGTAGAGCTTGAGAATCATCTACAGGCATTCGGAAACGATTTTGCAACATATCTGCTTTATGGGAATGCCGGTGCAGATGCTTATACTTTTTCCGGTCTTGATCGATTTATTGCGTCAAAACGAAGTAATGAAACATGGGGCGGTGCAATACCTACATTGTCAGACTTGGATTCCATGATTGATTATTCAAACCGGAAGAAAGGAATCAAACACCGAAGATGCTTTATAATGTCTCCTGAAATGCTTACTAAGATTTCAACTCTCTGGACAAATGTCAGGGATACCCGACAGGCACAGAGAGAAGGCGACAACGCTATAATGATTGACGGCGGTTACAGATTGCAGACTTACAGGAATATACCTATTCTCGAATCTTCGCAGACAAGACCACAGGATCAAATGGGAGCTGTTGCATACTCAGAAGTAGGCGGCGGAGCATTAACAAACAAAGCAAGATTTTTCCAGGTTGCTCCGGTAACATGGGATGGTGAACAGATTGCATCTGATGAAGTTACCGATACCTCTTCAAGTGCAAGTTCAATTACTCTTACATGGACAGCTTATACCGGTGCTTTGTATTACAAGATTTATGCGGCAGATACAACCGGAGAGGAAAAACTTGTAAAGATAATCTCAGCTTTCACTTACGATGGAAACGGAACAATCAGCACAAGTGTAACATCCGTGACATGGACTACAGAACCGTTAACAGCAGATACTACTACTGTTCCAACTCATATGCAGAATGATGTTCCTCTGGATTATTCCGGTACTACACCGATGGAAACTATTTTCCTTTGGGATCTGCATCCGCATCAGGGACTCGGTAAAATCGCTTATTCAAACAGCGACGGAAACAGGATAAACGGTCTTGCAACAATTATTCCGCTTGCAAAAACAGAAGATAGAGACGATTTCTTAATAAAGAGTTATGCAGCTCTTGTTGATTCGTTCGAGGCTACATCTGCTATGCATAGAGGATTAAGGGTAGCATAATGGGCGTTGTTACAGAAAGCGAATTAAAAGAAAAAAAGAAAAAGGCAGAGGGGAGTAAAACCCCTTCTGCTTCTAAAAAAGATACACCTGAAAAAAAACCGGAAATAAGTTATAAGTATGAATGCTTAATGGCACCTGCCGGAAAATCAAAGATCGCTTTTAATCATATGTATGAAGGAAAAAGATATAAATATTCTTTTGCACTTGATAATAAGGTATACACAATACCTGAAAATACAAAAGAAGAAGACAGAAAAAGAATATCAAAAGCTTTGATTGATAATGGATTCATAAACGTAAGTAAAAGCAGTTATAAACCAGTGTTTAACAAGGATACGTCTCAATGGGTTTATAAAGCCGTTCATCCGGAACATTGCGAAAGGAATCGTATTAACGGAACAATCGCGTTAAAAATACTTGATAAGAACGGAGAGCTTGTATTTACAAAAGAAGGAAAGCCAAAAATAACACAACCGAGAATCATTGACGGTGTAATCGAAACAGATGACGAACTTGAATATCTGGCAGCAATAAGAGCCGGATTTATGGACTACGGAAAAAGAGAGGTGAAAGATGAATCGTAAAACATCATTTTCAATTGACGAAGCTCTTGCCTTGAATAATATTTGTCCGGGCGCGCAGAATGCAGATATCGGGGCTGCTATCAGAACCGCTTTAATGTGGATGAACAGGAATCCTTGGTATGTTAATTCTACAACCGGAAACGATAACTATGATGGTATGTCAAAAGACAAACCGTTCCTTACAATTACGCAGGCAGTATCAAAAGCAAGTGCCGGAGATATAATTTACTTACGCGGTGAATTTAACGAGGGTGCGGCAGTTACAATCAACAAAGAATTGATAATTGTAGGCGAAAATGCATCAAGGAACGGATACCCGACATTGGTACTCAATTCGGCAGATCATCAATTATTCATAGTAAAAGCAAATAATGTGCAGATTCGTAATATAGGATTTGTGCAGACTGAGGCAAATATTGCTATACAGATCGGCGATACGGCAGGACAGGCATATTACAAGCTGTTTATTGAAAATTGTAAGTTCGACCTGTACGGAACAGGAACATACGCTATTGCATCCGGGGACACAGCCGATGCGCCGGACGTGCATATCAATAATTGTTTGTTCAGGTCTTTTGCTACAGCGGCAATATTATCCAACTGGACAAGGGCAAGAATATCAAACAATACATTTATTGTGCCTACCGGAGTAACAGGAATCGTTCATTCACCTGCAACAACATCAAGACCGGATACTCAAATCGTGGATAACGATTTTATAACGGCAGACAATTCTGGAGCTATAGGAATAACAGTTACGAATACCCCAGGGGTAGGGCTGTTATTTATCAAAGGCAATCAGTTTGTATATTTTGCGGACGACGATGCATGTATATCAAAACGAACTGGTTATACAGGACTTAATTATCTTGGGATAACCGCTATTGCAATAACAACTTAAAATTATGCGGCTTCGGTATGAGGCCGCTTTTTCTATTAGACAAAAATATTAACAAATCAGGAATGGATTATGAGCATACTGATTGAAATTAAGGACAGTTTGAAGTGAAAAATATGAGGTGGGTAGGATAGATGGCAACAGGCGATCTGATAGGCGCAAGAATATTAAGCAACTCAGATTTTTTAGCACAATTTAACGGGTGTTGTATTGCGTTAACGTTCGAAGGGATGACAACCGGTGGTACTTATTCAGATCTTGGGTGGGATAGCAAACACGCTGTTTCTACATCAACGCCCGAAATTGCAATCAATGGGACTACATACACGTTTAATTCTTCTCAGTCACCAACGCCGGAAAGTTTTACATTTTACGGCACGAAAAATGCGCGACAGGAATATCCGAACGAAGCACTTGCAGAAGAAACCGTAAGTGGCTCAGATGTTATATTACATTTTTGGCTATCGGATTTTGTATATAATGATGATTATGATATCACTGTTGATGTTTCTGCCGGAATATATAACGACGGATCTAATGATAATAATTCTGCTTCCGGATATTCAGTAACAAATGATTCAACACTTTCCGTACCTGCTCCGTGCGCAAAATGGAGTTGGCCGGGATATAGAAAAATAATCGGTACAGATGTTGACCTGCATATGGTTGGGTTTCATAGAGACGCAAAATCCGGAGAACCGTTAAAATATGTAAAATTCACGATTGAGGATGAGCATAGTAATTCGGTGTCATCAATATTAGATGCATCAGGGATTGATACCCGAATGACCGGGGATCTGAATTCTGTTATCGAGTATTTTGATGATATAGACGTTTCTTCGTTGACCGACCTCGATACATTAACATGCAATTTCGTAGCGTATGGACATAGAACAAATTCAACAGGAACAGAAGGATTGCTTGATACAGATGACGCGGTTAATAGTCAGCCGACTCCGCAATATGCTCCGCAAACATTTTTATTAGACAAATCAGATATAGGCGGTCACTGTGTTGTAGATGCGACAAATGGTAATGACGGTACAGGAACTGTTTATAGTTCACAATCTGCCGCTGAGTCAGCCTGGAGTGGTGATACAACAACAGCATATCAAACAATCGGAGCAGCTTTAACAGCATTAGCATCTTATAATTCATGGGGAGACGCAGGGGGCGGAAATATATATCTTACCGCAGAAACTCACAGCCTCAATACATCTAATGGAGGAGCTACTTATTCGGCATGGATAACTCTGCAACCAGTGACAGGGGGCAGTAATGCCGACACATTTCTACAATCTCCAGGAGGTGGA